AGCCTTTACTAAAAGCGTCTATCCTCAGAACAAGGAGGATTTATGCGATTAGTGGAGGCGAACCTTAAGAAGCGTGGGGATTCTTACTTGTATGAGCAACATGGAACTGGTTCCATGAAGTCTTATACAAGTTCGAACCCAAACATTGTTACGCAATTCAATTACGACAATATTATTCGTGTAATTGAAAAACGTTTCATTGGTTGGGACATTCCTCACTTTCACCGAAGGCGGAAGCGTGGGGAGTTACTCCCCCACACACCTTGGAAACAGGTCCATATTAGTGGATCTGGTTCGGGGTTTTACGATGTAAAATCGGGGACCACATCATCTTGGTCAAGATGGTTTGCGTCCAACGAGAATTACCTCGCAGCTTCTGCTTGGCGTCTTACCGAAGTAGATTTAGCTGCATACGTTCCTGATGTATCTAACAAATACGTTCAGGAAGCGGCTGCAGCTATCTATACAAACGGTTTTGACGCGCTCACATTCTTAGCCGAACTCGCGGATGTGCGTTCTTTATTCCTTAACACGGCTAAAACCTTGTTAAAGTTAAAGATTCCAAAGAATTGGAAAGCACTATCCAACGAGTATCTCTCTGTACGTTATGGGTGGCGAACGCTATTTTATGACGTTACGTCATTAAATAAAGCGATCAAAGCTCTTAACGATAAATGCAAGAGAACCCGGTACAGTGAAGTTAGAGGTAATACTTCCTCTGACTCCTGGCAAGATGTGAATCTCGCATATACAACTCATTATGTGTATAAGGTTGAAAAGTCTTATACCACTGAGGTGTCTTTGCGGGGATCGGTGACTGCAGATTTCGAAATTCCTGCCTTTCAATTCAATCCTTTTCAAACTGCATGGGAAGTTGTTCCATTCAGTTTTGTTTTGGATTGGTTTTTAAGTGTAGGAAGGGCGATTTCTGCTGCTTCATTTCTTGCGTTCACATCGAAATATGCTTCATCCTATGGCTACAAGATTAAAATGACTAAGACGTTGAATGCTGAAATTCTTTCAACGGCTGATTCATTTCTTGCAGGCACAGTTTGGGGCAAAGGACAATGTGACGCTGAGATAGAGGTTCGCACTCCGTGCGGCGTACCTTTAACTCCGCATCTCACTCTGAAGCTTAATCCTTGGAAGGTCCTTGACCTTCTTGGTTTAATCATTCAGAGATTCAGATAGGAGGAAAAGTATGGCTGCAATGACCACGGCCCTCACAGAGTTTTCCAATATTGGAAACTCGCGCACGTCAACTTTAGACGGCCACACGGCGGTATCACCGCGTTTGGTTATCGAAAAACGGCGTGTCCCGGAGGGGAACCAAACCATGGTTGAATTCAGTTTCAAAGTAGTTTATGCAACTGAAGACAGCGATGGTGACGTTCTCGCCAACAAGGTGTCCTTCGAAGCAATTGCGCGTTATCCCGTCGCTGGTTTAGCGGCGGACGTCGAGGCCGCACTTGCAATCTTCGCCGACGTTATCGCCGGTGATGAATTCGCAAACAGCATCGATACGCAAGAATGGCTGTAAAATTACTGGCGTTAACTAAGGATATGATTGAGCAAATTATCGTAATACTTTCGATAATTGTTCGTCTTATCTTTAGCTTCACCAGGAAATAACAGCCTCTTCGAAAGGAGGATTCCACATGGAACCTATTGATATTACGTACGAGATTTGTCGACGTTATATCAAAGATCACCTTGGCGTAGTTGATCCCGCTTTGATCGCTAAGATTGACGGATTCCGTCGATCTCGTAATCTTGCTGGATTAACTACCTGCTCCTGTCACTTCGACTCTGCATGTCATAAAGTCGGTGAGTGGCGGTTTCTGAGGCAGATTGAAGCATTCTTTAAAAAGAATGCTCTTCTGTCCAATAAAGATGTTTGTAGACAAGCCGCTGAGCGTTCATTTATGGACGCTGAAGCTTCTTGTTCTGCTACAAACATCTCCCTTAGGCCTTTCGTCGGATATCCTCATCTGTTGGATGTGGAATTCCGTGAGAAAGTACTAAGGCTGGGTCGTTACATCAGTAACGTCCTCGGAGACTACCACTCGTTCCTTAATGACTTACCGTCATTAGTGAGAGTGACTCCGGGAGCAACGTCCCACTCTTCTAGAAGGAAAAGTCTACCTCAATTAAAAATGAGGATGAAGCTCTATGCAACGCGTAGTGCTTCAGCATTCTTAGGATGTCTGTACCATTTGTATGGTTTTAGACGCCCAAGGATTAGACCCATCCATTCTAATCGAGTGGAGCTCGTACCGAAGAATTGGAAGACAGACCGTACTATCGCTTGCGAGCCAGAAGGGAATTTACCCCTCCAACTTGCTTTCGATAGTTACGCCAAACGCCGTTTACGGATGTTTGGAATTGATCTGCGCGACCAATCTGCAAACATGAGAGCAGCCAAACATGCTTCTATCCACAATGACTTAGTCACTGTAGATTTTAGCGCGGCCTCTGATACAATTAGTTATAACACAGTTTCCTTGGTATTTCCAAGTGACTGGTTTAACTTCTTGAACAGAGTCCGTACCCCGGGTTACCGGGGAGTGTTTGGTGATGGCGTCTATGCCAAGTTCTCCTCAATGGGGAACGGAAGCACATTCGCTATCGAAACTCTCATTTTTGCTGGGGCTTGTCATGCTGTGGGATCTCGTAACTTTCTTGTCTATGGTGACGATGTTATCATAGAAAAAGAATTTTACAAAGATTACATAGCATTGACAAAATTCTTAGGGTTTACCATTAATGAAGAAAAGTCCTTTCATGATGGCCCTTTTAGGGAATCATGTGGGGCCGACTTCTTTAATGGCATCGATGTTACTCCGACGTATATAAGGAACATTGACAAGCGTAAAGCTAGTCTTTGTCACCTTATTAATTCGATCGGAAGTATTGCTTTCGAGGGAGGTTCATTAGAGAGTTTTCTTGTGGATTTAATTCACGAGAATAAACTCCCTCTTGTTCCTTACAACGAAAGCACCTTAAGCGGTGTTTGGATAACACCTCATAAGGCTCGAGCCCTTGGAATTCTGAGAAGGAAACATCACATTGATACTTTTCGTTCTTATACCGCAAAATATAAGAGGAAAAGTTTCGTAGATAGTCGTGGTTATTACCTTTGGTTCCTAAATAAGACTGGTCAGGTCTTATTTAGCGCACCTTGGGCAATTTCCAATACTAAACTACGTTTCAATGCGACGAGTACATCTCAGACCTCATCGGTACCCGTTTTCGATCACAGTTACGTGCGAAAA